CCAACTCAAGGAGACCAAACCATTCGTATTCTTCCTACAGCAGACGGAGATCCGTTTAAGGAATTTCACTTCCACTATAATGTAGGTAAAAACCCCGGGATTATGTGCCCTAAACGAAACCATGGAGAAGACTGTCCAATTTGTGACTTTGCGTCTAAACTGTGGAAACAAGGTGTTGATAATGATGATGCAACTCTTAAACAAGAAGCGAAGAAACTTTTTGTTCGCAAACGTTATTATTCGCCAATTATCGTTCGAGGCAAAGAAACCGAGGGAGTAAAAGTTTGGTCTTATGGAAAGACCGCGTATGAAACCTTGCTGGGTTATGTCCTCGACCCTGATTATGGCGACGTGACGGATCCTGATACTGGTACAGATATTGTTCTTACCTATGAAGTTCCCGGAACTCCGGGGTCTTTTCCTAAGACCACCCTAAAACCTCGTCGACGACCGAGCGTTCTTTGTGATGAAGCAATCTCTGATTGTAATGAGCTGATTGAGTCCGTGCCTGATATTGGTGGCCTCTTCGATCGTAAAACAACAGAAGATGTGCAAGCGCTCCTTGATGACTATTTGTCCTCCGAAACGTCCTCTGAGAACCATTCGAGTGAAACCACGAAGTATTCTAAAAAGAGTTCGGGAATCGACGAGGCCTTTGATAAATTCATGAACAACGAGTAGTTGTAGTCCTCCTGTGTTTGGGTGGCCCACCGGCCCTTATGAAAAAAACGGTGGGATTTTTATCATAAAAAAAAAGAGGAATATTATGCAAACAAAACAACCAGACACTGTTCTTAAGAAATTCAAATTACAACCGGAAGACCAATTGATTAGAAAATTGGGCGAATCTAATGCAAGTTTTGAAGAGACGTATTGGGAACTAATTAATAATGCAATACAGGCTGCAATAGATAATGATTTGAATTTCTCTTGTGATATAGTGTTTGAATGGGATGAGGAAGACCCAACAATCCTTAAGGAAGTTTTCGTACAAGATAAGTCAGGTGGTATCGATATAGTTGATATCCACAATTGTCTAAATCCGGGATACAAAGCAACGAATGAAGTAACACTCAGTGAACATGGTATGGGTCTGAATGTAGCTATAGAAAAATTAAATCGAGAAGCAAAAAATTATAAATTAACTTCTTATCATAAAAACGAAAGTTATTATATTGAAGACACACTTTCTTGGAACAAGGAGTGTAGTGTGAAAAGATTGGACCGTGAAGACAATTGCTATGGATTAAAAATACAGTTTTTTAACTTGAGCAACAACTTTGGGTTTGAATGGCCATCAAATAATGGATCATCTTTTTGGCATTTTTGGGCTACAACTTGCGCAAAATATAGATTTCAACATAAAAAGTTTGTAGAATCAGGTAAAACTTTTGAAATGAAGTTTGTGGCAATTTGTGGAAGCAATCGAAGAGAAAGAATATATGCACCAGTGGGACCAGTTCTTAAAAACATTGTTCGGGGAGATGACTCTTGGATAACACAATTTACTTTAGAGGATGAATTTGGAAATGAGGTAAGTTATTCTCTAGGATCGTGCGACGTGGATAAAACAAATTATTCTATCCAAGCCGGTGATCATAGTATATTTTATCACATTCACCCGTATAGAATAAGTGGTAAGATATATGGTTTTGATACGATATACCAAGATGTTGTGATTAATTTTAATTCAACAAACGAAGTCTTTAAGGATGTTAGTGCTTGGGGTGGCTCTTGGGCACTGTATTCTGCTCTACGTGGGGAAAAAAGGATAATTAAAGGCGGTTCATCAGTTTTTACTAAGAACGCTCTATCAGCAAACGACGACATCAGAAAATTGGATGAGCGCGCAACTGCTATTTTTTCCGGAAAAGAGCCTCATCCCAACACCGGAATTAAACAAAACTATGTTGAGAAATATGTACACAGAAGAAACAATTCAAAAAACAATTGCGCACCAGAGGTTATTGTAAAATACAGACACAGGTTGTCGCTAGAAGAATTGACTGGTTTGAAAGTCACTCAAGAAGAAACTAGTATGTACGGTAATATAGATATGGTAGTTGGATCAATGATCTTAGAACACAAAACTAGAAAAACAACTGCCGATGAAGTAATGCAACTTCTTAAATATATGTTAGCAAAACCAGATAAAAAGGTTGGTCAACTATGGGCACCAGAGCACACAGACCAGACAAGGGATATGGTAGAAAAAGTAAATGCTTACCTTGTCCCCAGAGGGCAAAAGTTGGAACTAAAAACACTGTTAGATCAGTGGACAAACCCAAACCTGAACGACAAGGAAAAAGAAATATTAAATGGAGGTACCGTTGGGTAAAGTAATTAAAATGAAAAAAACAAAACCCGGAAAAATTGACATCAGTGCAATGAAAAAGTTCGTCAACAAACAAGTTGGGATTGATATTGCGCACGATCTCCGTCAGGACAATCCTACGGAAGTAAAGACTTGGATCCCTACGGGATCTAGATGGCTTGACTCTATTACAGTTAGAGGAAAGTATGGTGGCATTCCCGTTGGGAAAATCACCGAGATTGCTGGACTGTCTTCAGCCGGCAAATCTTTTATGGCTGTTCAGATAGCCGCCAACGCTCAGAAGATGGGCCACACTGTGGTTTACTTCGATGCTGAAAGTGCTATCGACCCACAGTTTCTTAAAACTGCCGGAGTCAATACTGATGAACTTCTGTATATTCAGGCTCTATCTGTGGAAAAGGTTCTCGAAACAATTGAGGACTTGATGGGAGAATATCCTGAGGCTCAATTTCTGTTTATTTGGGATAGCATCGCTGCTACTTCCTCAGAAAAGGAAATTGAATCAGACTTCAACCCCCAATCCACTATGGCAGTTAAGCCTCGTATTTTTGCTAAGGCTTTCCCGAAACTCACAATTCCACTTGCCAATCAGCAGTGTACGTTAATCTTGATTAATCAATTAAAGACCAACATCACTAGCAACGTGGCCGAGGCGATGACAACACCATTTATTGCTCCCGGTGGCAAGGCGATTGAATACTTCTGCTCCCAACGTATTTGGTTAACAAAGCGAAAGGCTAAAGCAGGATATGTTACTGATGACTCTGGTCTGCGGATCGGGTCTGAGGTCAAGGTTAAGATTGAAAAATCTCGCTTTGGAACGGAAGGAAGAACTTGTGGGTTCAAAATCCTGTGGGGTGGAGAGGCACGAATTCAAGATGAAGAGTCGTGGCTTGAAGCCTTGCGTTTATCCCAATCAGACCGTTTTCGGGTAGGGGGCGGTTGGTACTACCTTACCGACTCTACGGGTAAGGAGCATAAGTTCCGGTCCTCCTCTTGGTTGGATAAACTAAAAGACCAAAAATTTAAGTCTCTGGTCTTTGAGATTATGGATGAAGAGATAATTAAGAAGTTCGATACCGAAGGTAAGAACTTTGATGTCGATAAAGATTAAAATATCTTTGTCAAAATTATAGCCTCCACGCTCTTTTGAGTGTGGGGGTTTTTCTTTTATTTATTTGACAAAAGAACAAAGACAGGTTATATTATATACATAATAGGAGGACACTATGAAAAAGATATTAATCAAACATAACGATATAAAATTTATTGGATATTTGCTCGAGGACTTGCCGACCAAGTTTAGAGCACTTAATGAACGTAAAATGGTAGAACTTCACTACCCCAAACACATGTATACATATGAATTTGTGGGGGAAAAATGAGCACAGTTTTAATTATAGACGCGTTAAACATGTTTATCAGAAGTTATGTGGTAAACCCTACTCTCGATAGAGGAGGTAACCCTATCGGGGGCTGTGTTGGCTTTTTGAAATCCTTACAGAAGGTGTGCAAAAAATTTCAACCACAAGAAGTGATAGTAGTTTGGGATGGTCATGGCGGTGCCGAACGCAAAAGATCAATTAATAAAAATTATAAGGAAGGAAGGAAGCCAATAAGATTTAACAGGAGACTGATAGATTTAAATGCCGAGGAACAAGAACGGAACAAGGCTTATCAGCTTTTAAGATTAATAGAATATTTAAATGAATTGCCCGTGATACAACTTACAGTTGATCATGTTGAGGCTGATGATATTATTGCATATGCATCTAGGCATTTAATTTATGGGTTCTGGAAAAAAATAATTGTATCATCGGACAAAGATTTTTTCCAATTGTGTGATAAATACACTTCTGTGTATAGACCCATACAGGATAAAGTTGTAACACTTGATACAATTGTAGAAGATTTTCAGATTCACCCTAACAACTTTGCTCTAGCCAGAGCCATCGCTGGAGACAAAAGCGATAACCTAGATGGTGTTCCGGGGGTGGGATTGAAAACCATCGCAAAAAGATTTCCATTTTTGAAAAACGAAGAGGAGTCTGTCTGTTCGGATATTATACGTAATTGTGCAATGCAGGCAAAAAAACTAAAATTACATGAAAATATTATAAAAGCAGAGGCGGTAATTATTAATAATTATAAAATCATGCAACTATACTCACCAAATATCAGACCAATGAATAGAGTAGCGCTAGATAATTCGATAATGTACTTCGAACCTGAATTTTCGAAGTTAAAGTTTACAAAAATGTTATTTTCAGACGATCTCTCATACATTAATTTTGAGGAATTGGCGAGAATAATGAAAAATATAAAAAGAACATAATGATACTTGACACTTTCATAAAGATCAGTTATATTTATAAAACACCATGGAGGACACATGACTAATAACGAACAAGAGACTTTTTTAAGATTTGGAAAAAAATTCCAAGAAAATATGTGCCAACTTATGTTGGAAGACAGACCATTCTTCGACCAGATATCGGAGGTATTAAAAACTGAGTTCTTTGAACTCAAATATTTACAAATATTTGCTGAAACTTTAATCAAGTACAGATCTAAATATAATACGCACCCCAATCATGAAGTCATGATGTCAGTTTTAAGAACTGAGTTAAATCATTGCGATGATGCGGCTGCTACACAAGTAAGAAATTACTTTGCGAGGATTATGCGTTCAGAAGGCGTTGAAGAGGCGGCTTATATCAAAGATAAGTCTTTGGATTTCTGCAGAAAACAGGTTCTCAAAGGAGCAATGATGCAATCAATAAAACTTATCAAGTCGTCATCCTTTGATGAAATTGAAAAAGTTATTCAAGATGCATTAAAATTAGGAACCGACAATAACTTTGGGCACAACTGGCATACCGATGCCTTAAAGCGATTTGAATACATAAATCGTGCTCCTATCTCAACTGGGTGGGATCGAATGGATGAAATAGTCAAGGGAGGCTTAGGTAAAAATGAATTGGGTGTTGTTATTGCTCCTACTGGTGCTGGGAAGTCAATGGTTCTGGTCCACTTGGCAGCAGAAGCTTTAAAACAAGGTAAGACTGTTATCTATTATACTTTGGAACTTAAAGACACAGTGGTCGGTGGCCGCTTTGATTCTAATTTGAGCGGAATTCCTTTGAATGAATTGAGAGATAGGAAAGAAGAAGTGTTGTCTCATATTGAAGAGGTCGATGGCACCTTAATTATCAAAGAATACCCAACCAAATCTGCATCAGTCCAGACAATTAAAAATCATATAGAAAAACTCAAGAAAAGAGGTGTTTATCCGGACATGGTTTTGGTAGATTATGCAGATTTGTTGCGACCTGACCGTAACGGTAGAGAAAAGAGACATGAATTAGAAGAGACCTATGAGGGGCTAAGAGCGCTGGCACAAGTGTACGAAATTCCTGTGTGGACAGCCTCTCAAACTAATCGAAGTGGGTTGAACGCTGAGGTCATAACTATGGAATCTATTTCTGAAGCGTTTAACAAGTGCTTTGTGGCTGATTTCATCTTTTCTTTATCCAGAACAGTCCAAGATAAACAATCAAATAAAGGCAGGATATTTGTAGCAAAGAATAGAAATGGACCAGACGGATTGGTGTTCCCTTGTTTCGTAGATTGGTCGGATGTTACAATCAAAGTCTTAAACAGGGATGATGGGGATACTGAAATGCCGTCGACAAAAGACGCCCTGAGTATTTTACGGCAAAAATATAATGAATTAAGTGCAAAATAGGAGGAAATAAAATGGATTTAGAAAAAACAATATTATCAGATGTAACAGTGTATATGAAATATGCTCGGTATTTAGAAACAGAACAGCGTAGGGAGAATTGGGAAGAACTAGTTACTCGAAATAAGCAGATGCATATCAAAAAATTCCCACACCTAGAAAGAGAAATACAAAATGCATATCAATATGTATACCAGAAGAAGGTACTTCCTTCTATGAGATCAATGCAGTTTGGGGGTAAACCAATTGAAGTTTCACCAAATAGAATTTTTAATTGTGCTTATTCTCCTGTGGATAATTATCATGTTTTTTCTGAGATTATGTTTTTATTGCTAGGAGGTACAGGTGTAGGATTTTCTGTTCAAAAACACCATGTTGAAAAACTACCAGAAATCCGTAAACCTTCCACAAGAAGCAGAAGATTTCTTATTGGGGATTCTATAGAAGGGTGGGCTGATGCAGTCAAGGCACTTGTTGCCTCTTTTTTTAAGGGAACTTCTAGGCTTCGATTTGACTTTTCGGATATCCGTCCAAAAGGTGCGAGACTAGTTACCTCGGGAGGAAAGGCTCCGGGCCCACAACCACTTCGAGAGTGTTTAGTTAAAATAGAAGGAATGTTAGATGCGAAAGAAACAGGGGATCAACTTACTCCCATTGAAGTTCATGATATCATCTGCTATATTGCGGATGCAGTTTTGGCTGGGGGTATTCGTCGCGCTGCTCTTATCTCTTTATTCTCTGCTGATGACGAAGAAATGCTCGCAGCAAAATCAGGAAACTGGTGGGAACTCAACCCACAGCGAGGTAGAGCAAACAATTCTGTCGTGCTTATGCGTCATCGTATTGATAGGGATACTTTTATGTCTATCTGGGATCGAGTTCGTGAGTCTGGATCTGGAGAGCCGGGTTTTTATTTTTCAAACGACAAAGATTGGGGAACCAATCCCTGCTGCGAAATAGGTTTGAGACCAAATCAGTTCTGTAATTTAACCGAAGTTAATGTTAGCGATGTAGACTCACAAGATGAACTTGAACAAAGAGTAGCCTCTGCAACGTTCATAGGTACCCTTCAAGCGTCTTACACGGACTTCCACTACCTAAGACCTATCTGGAAGCGCAACACGGAAAAGGATGCCCTTATTGGCGTTTCTATGACGGGTATTGCATCCGGTGGTGTTCTTGGTTTAGATTTAAACCAAGCCTCTTTGGTTGTAAAAAGAGAAAATAGACGAGTTGCATTTCAAATAGGAATAAAACCAGCCGCCCGAACCACCTGTGTCAAGCCGGCAGGGACAACATCATTGACTCTTGGAACCTCTAGTGGGATACATGCGTGGCATAACGACTATTATCTACGCAGAATTCGCGTAGGAAAAAACGAAGAGATATATGGATATCTTAAGGACAATTTACCAAACCTTATAGAAGATGATAAATTCCGCCCACATGATACAGCCATAATAAGCATACCCCAGAAGTCTCCTGAGGGGGCCATAACACGCCACGAAAGCGCCTTGGATCTTCTCCGAAGGGTAAAAGCCATAAGCGATACTTGGATCAAAGGAGGGCACCAAAGCGGCCATAATACACACAACGTTTCTGCTACTGTATCTGTTAAGAATGAAGAATGGAAAGCCGTGGGAGAATGGATGTGGCTTAATAGGAAAAGCTATAATGGCTTATCAGTGCTTCCCCACTCTGATCATACATATGTTCAGGCACCATTTGAGGATTGTACCAAAGAAGAATATGAAACTTTGATGAAGTATGTCAAAAGAATAGATTTGAATCTAATTAGAGAACAAGAAGATGATACTAATTTAACAGGAGAACTTGCATGTGCAGGTGGATCTTGTGAACTTTTTTAGGAGA